AATATAGCGATTAGAAACCTAATGAATAAGAATTAGCGGGAGTAGTAAATTAAAGTTACTCTTTACCTACTTTAGCAATAGAGTAGGTTTAACGTATTTAAAAAAAAGATATGGCAAGACCAAGCGAATATAATTTTGATTTATGTATTGAGATTTGCAATAAAATTGCGGATGGTCAAAACATTAAAACTATTTTAGAAAGCAAAGATAATTATCCGGCCTTTTCTACTTGGTGTAAATGGAAAAGAGAAAACCAAGAATTATCGAACCTGTATGTAAATTCAATACAAGACAAAAGCGAAAGTGTAGATGCTCAAATCGATGAAATATGGGAAGGCTGTAAAAATGGTTTGTATGATGCAAGTACAGCAAACGTATTAATCCAAACTTTAAAATGGAAAGCTTCTAAATATTATCCTAAAATGTTTGGCGATAAAGTCCAACAAGAACACTCCGGTGAAATCACTACAAACGTTATTAGTTTAGGTAGTGGAATAAAACCAAATGAAACTATTAATTAAGCAAGAACACGCTGTTTACTTTCTTAAAGATAAAGTAACTAAAGAAATATTATACGGTGGAGCTGCGGGTGGTGGCAAATCCGCTCTCGGTGTTTTGTGGCTTATCGAACAATGTCAAGCTTATCCTGGTACTCGTTGGCTAATGGGAAGGTCAAAGTTAAAGACATTAAAAGAAACTACTTTAAATACTTTCTTTGAACTTACATCCAATTTAAAGCTATCTACTTCTTATAATTATAATAGTCAAACAGGAGTGATCACCTGGACCAATGGAAGTGAAATATTATTAAAGGATTTATATTCCTATCCCGCTGATCCAAACTTTGATAGTTTAGGATCTTTAGAGATAACCGGAGCTTTTATAGATGAGTGCAATCAAATATCATTTAAAGCATGGCAAATAGTTACATCCAGGATAAGATATAAATTAAATGAATATAACTTGACACCGAAGATATTAGGAACATGTAATCCTGCAAAGAATTGGACTTATTCAAAGTTTTACATTCCTACTGCTGCCGGAACTATAACTGAAACGAGAAAGTTTATACAATCATTGCCAACTGATAATCCTAACTTACCATTATCATATTTAGATAGTTTACTCGCATTGGATGAGAATAGTAAGCAAAGGTTGTATTATGGTAATTGGGAGTTTGACAATGATCCTGCAAGGCTTATCGACTTTGATAAGATTCAGAACATATTTACTAATGATTTTGTTGATGCTGGTGATATGTATATTAGTGCTGATATTGCTCGATACGGAAGCGATAAGATGGTTATACTTGTTTGGAGTGGATTCAGAGTTATTGAGATATTTACTTTAGACAAATCAAGTATTACCGAAACTGCTGAAGCAATCAAGTCGTTAATGAATAAACATCGTGTTCCATTGTCTAACGTTATTGCCGATGAAGATGGTGTTGGTGGTGGTGTTGTGGATATTGTTCGTTGCAAAGGATTTGTAAATAATTCCAAAGCATTAAAAGAAGAAAATAATAATGTCGAGTATCAAAACCTAAAAACACAATGTTATTATAAATTGGCTGAACTAATACAATCCAACAAACTATTTATTGATTGCAGTAATGCCGATGTACAAGATATAATAACCAAAGAGTTAGAACAGGTTAAAAGGGATAAGATTGATCAAGATGGTAAGTTGAGGATATTGCCAAAAGAGAAAGTAAAAGAATTGATTGGCCATTCACCCGATTACTCGGATGCTTTAGCAATGCGTTTCTATTTTGATTTAAAACAAACTTTCTTTACATTCTAAAAAAAATATATACTATTTATATTAAGTCTAAATAAAATTTATATCTTTGTATCTATAAACACTAATTTTAATGGATAGAATAGAGTTCAAACAATTAGCATATGACTTAAAAGAGTTAGACGAAAGCAAAGGCGTTGTTACTGCTTATGCTAACGTTTACAATGTTAAAGATAGCGATGGTGATATTTCCGCTTATGGATCGTTTAACAAAACGGTTGCAGAGAACTTTAAACGTATTAGAGTATTAAAGGATCACAATCCTACAATGATGATTGGTGTTCCTTTGGAAATTGATACTAAAGATACTTATGGATTGCTAACTACAACCCAATTCAATATGAAAAAGGATTTAGGTCGTGATATGTTTACGGATGTTAAACTTATGCATGATAGCAATTTAAATGCGGAGTTAAGTATTGGTTATAAGGTAATGAGCCGGGATGCAAAAGAGAAAGCCAAAATTACAGAGTATAAACTTGCTGAATATTCATTCCTGTCAAGTTGGGCAGCGAATGAATTGAGTACAGTTCAAAATATAAAAGCTATTAAATCGCATTATGGTTTAATGGAATTGATAACAAAAGCATATGATTTGGATTATTCTGATGCCAGGTTAAAACAAATCGAAACATTATTAAAAGCACTTACAGATGAGCCGTCAGAACCTGACACTTTTACAAATGAGCCGCTTATATTAGACACGTTAAAATCATTTACAAACTCGTTAAAAATTAAATAAAAATGGACGAAAAATTATTGGCCGAATTGGCAAACATTAAAAGCGGATTAGAAACTAAAACCGCTACAGAAGTAAAAAGCGCAATCGATGCTTTTGAAACAAAATTAACTGCTTCAATCAAATCTTCTTTCGAAGCTGATATCAAATCAGTACGTGAAGAATTGGAAGCTAAATTTACTGCTGACTTGAAAGCTGTACAAGATCACGCTGACAAATTAGATGTAAAACTTCAAGAGAAAGCAAGAGCTGAAGCTAATGCAAATGTTGACAACATCAAATCTTTAATTAAAGATAATGCTGAAAGAATTGCTACTGTTGGTGAAAACAACAAAATAAGATTGAAAGCTGTAGGAAACATGACTACTGCTAACTTTACTGGAGAAGAGCCAAGAGATTACAACTTCGACATAGTTAGATTCCCATCACAAACGTTAAACGTTGCTGACTTAACAGGTAACATTAATATCAATGGTGGAACTTATACTTATACAGTAGAAGGTGCCGGAGAAGGATCAATCGGAGCGCAAACAGAAGGAAGTGCTAAAAACCAAAGAGATTACGACTTTACTGCTGTTGATGTTTCAACAAACTTTATTGCTGGTTTTGCTCGTTACTCTAAAAAAATGCGTAATAACTTATCTTACATTACTTCAGCTATTCCTGATTTATTGAGAAGAGATTACTTAAAAGCTGAAAATACTGCATTCAACACAGTATTAGCAGGTGCTGCTACAGCTTCAACTGAAATCATAACAGGAAGTTCTAAAGCAGGAATGCTTATCAATGAGATTGGTAAATTAGAAGATGCAAACTATACTGTAAATGGTATCGTTATCAGACCAACTGACTACCTTTCTATATTGAAAACTGCTCAAATGGATTTAGCTTCTGCCGTTACTTATGAAGGTGGAGTTTTAAGAGTTGCAGGAGTTCAAGTATTTAAAGCTACTTGGTTAGCTGCTAACAAATATTATGTTGGTGATTGGACAAGAGTAAACAAAGTAACTACTGAAGGTTTATCTTTAGAGTTTTCTGAAACAGAAGGAACAAACTTTGTGAACAACAACATTACTGCTCGTATTGAGGCTCAAGTTGCTTTGGCTGTTGAACAACCATTGGCAATTGTTTACGGTGATTTCACTGCTACTGCATAATCATTAATATTTTTTAAACTAAAGCCACTGCTTGATTGTGGTGGCTTTTTTTATTAGAATTAACATTAATAAACTCCACATGATATTTAAAGTATTAAAACCATTTTACACTCATTCCAATAAACAAAACTATAAAGTAAATGAAACTATTGAGTTGACTAAAGAGCAAGCTTTAGGAATGCTTACTGATGGTTATTTAGAGGAAGTTAAAGAAGTTAAAGAAGTTAAAGAAACTAAAACCAAAAAATAATGACTAATTATACCGATGTTATTTCTTTAGAACAAGCCAAGTTATATCTTAAAATCGATGAGGGGCAAACCGTTACCGATGATGAAATAACCGGAATGATAAACTCTGCACTTTCTTTTATTGAGAAACGTACAAATCATATATTCAAAACACGTGATAAAGTATATTTTAAAGATTGCGCTTTAGTGCAACAGGTTAAAGTTTACGATTATCCTATTGACAATACCGAAACCGAATTAGATATAATTTACAGACCTCTTTACGCTATTGTTCCAACAGTTAATAATATGGTTACTTTAACAACTGGATATAATTCTGTTGAGGATATTCCTTCGGAGTTAATTGATAGTGCTTTGCAATTGATAAACTTTTGGTTTTACAATTCAGAAACTAAAAACGCAATGAATAGCGTTCCTGATTTTGTCTTATCTAATATTGATGTTAACAGACGATTTTTATAATGATTGCACGAAAATACGATAGGATTATTGAAATGTGGATCACAACAACTGTTTCCGATGGCTTCGGTGGAAATACCGTAACAACTGCTTTAGATTATACTCTTTGGGCAAACGTAACTACAAAC